ATTTCCTTTTTAAAGATGCCAGCATTTCACGCTCGGCTTGGGTTGGGGGTCTGGTGGTTTTCTCGTCTGCTTTGATTTTGGCTAACGCAGGGTCTGGAATGTTGGACATTGGAACTGTGACTCTGGCAATGTCGACAATGTTTGTCTTGGGGGCTAGCCATTCGGCTTTAAAGGCTTGCCAGCCTCTTACACAACATTCCGCTAGGGCTTTCTCTAATGGCCATCCTGCTTTGTCTGCCTCTGCTTTTAGGCTTTGCAAAACTCTGGGTGTAATTGGTGCGCGTTTGGCTTTGCGTATGGCTTTGAAGTCTTGCCAAACAGAATCAGAAACACCGTCAGGTGTAGCGACTTTAGGCGCTTTCTTTTCTCTCTCTGTCTCTGTCTCTCTCTCTGTCTCTGGGATAGCAAACTGCTGACAATCTGCTAGCGTGTTGCTAGCATTAGCAAAAAAACCGTTATCAATCAATGGCTTAAGCCCGTCTCGATAATCTTTCTCTGTAATATGTAGTCTGAAAATTAACTCCTCTAGTGACCCATCAAAAACCCCGTCTTTTGATTCACTTGCAAGAAGCCAAAGCATTGGTGCTAGTGCTTTGCTAGCAATTGGCAAGCGCATAAAAGTGCGGTCGTTAAGAATGTCTCTATGAAGTTTTATCCAAGGAGGGCAACGGTCTTTGTAATGTTGAAAGACTGCCCAATTCTTAGGCTGTAAAAGCATAATTTTTGCCACTTATAAAAAGCCACTTAAAACAAAAGAAACATACGGCAGGGAAAAAGTGGGAATCCTTTTCGGTCTGCTCATGACTTCAGACCTAGCCGTTGTTTCAAACAATTATTACATCAAGTTTGTCATATTTCTAGTTTTGTCAAAATTATTTTTGCCGCGCCCCATTTGATGACATTACGCCTGGTCACAATTAGGACGTCTATCTGGCCATCATCATCAAAAATCCCTGCCTGACATAGTGCGTCTAAAGTGGATTTGACTACATTGTCAATGTCGCGAATCCTTCGGTCTGGAGGGTAAAGGTCGATTTCAATTTTAAGTCTGGCTGACCCTAGAGGTTCAAAACCCTCGCGGATAAATTCGCTGGCAACTGCCTGTTTAAAAATCTTCGCCCTAGAGGTAAGAAATCTCTGCGAGCCTTTAAAACCCCAATAAGTGTTAACGCTGGGCGGAAACGGAATTGTAATATTTATCATCTTTTCTGTCATAGTTCGTCAAATCGTGTTTATAATACTCCATCACGCTTTTGTGATGTATGAGAAAACGGAGTAATCATGAGCAATTTTGGACAAGCATACGACAGGTGGTTAGACGATAACAACCCTGCAAACAATGATTATCAATATGCCTTCGAAGAAGCGCACGAGCATTTGATGAATCATAAATACAACCCTCATTACCTCGATGTTTTTATGGAAGCACTCTACGAGTGCGACTTGAACGGCTGTTCGAAAGAATTAGCGCAAGCAATTGCTGAGGGTGAAAGTGGGTACGAAAAACTTGGCAAAGTTGTTTGGCATGCTGTTTATGACTATCTGGACAAGTTAGCAAGACATAAAGCCAAAAAACAATGCGAAGCAATCAAAGACTTTATTTAAGGAAATCATGATGACTAAAACATTCAGCGAACTGAGAAAAATCAATGTTAACGAACACATTGAGAAAAAAGGCAATTTGTCATATTTGTCATGGGCATGGGCGGTGGATTACTTATTGCAAGAAGACCCAACCGCGCATTGGGGGTTTCACGAACCAACATATTTTGGTGAAACCGTAATGGTGTCATGCACTGTTAACGCCATGGGCAAGTCCATGTACATGCATTTGCCTGTTATGGACAACAAAAACAACGCGGTTAAAAATCCCGATTCCCGCAAAATTTCCGATGCCATGATGCGTTGTTTAGCAAAATGCATTGCAACGTTTGGAATTGGGCTATATGTGTATGCCGGTGAAGATTTGCCGCATGTTGAGGAAGAACCCATCGATTTGGCAACAATGTTGGAAGCAATTTCCATTACGCAAACGTTGGAAGAATTGCGCGAGGTTTACATTGCAACTGTTAAAACAGTTAAAGGCAACCAAGACGCAATGCGCCAATTGGAAGCGGCTAAAGATGCACGCAAAAATGAGTTAAGCGCATGAGCAATAAATTTATATTTACCGCGTTGTTATTAATGCTTATTGCATTTTGGGGGTGGTTTATTTTTATTGTGAAAGGCAATGTATGAATCAACCGTACATAAACATTGAACAAGGCTCGGACACATGGAAACAAGTGCGTTTGGGTCACGTTACAGCCAGCAACATGGCAGACGTTATGTCCAAAGGCAAAGGCAATGCTGAAGCCGTTGGGCGTTACAAATACAAAGTTAAATTGGTTGCTGAACGTTTAACAAACACAAGCGCGGAATCCTACACAAACGCGGCTATGGAATGGGGTATTGAACAAGAACAATTTGCTTGCATTGAATATGAAGCGGCGCAAAACGTTTTTGTTGAACGTACAGGCTTTTGGTTGCATCCAACAATTGCATGGCTTGGCGTGTCACCCGACCGCCTTGTTGGCAACGAAGGCCTTATCGAAGTGAAGTGCCCCAATACGACAACGCACCTCGGATATTTGTTTGAAAACAGAATCCCGCCGGAATATTACAAACAAATCCAATGTCAATTATGGGTAACGGGTCGCCAATGGTGTGACTTTGTTTCCTATGACCCCCGACTGCCCAAGCGTAATCGTTTATTGATTGTGCGTGCAGACCGAGATGAAAATCTCATTAAAGAGATGGAAGCCGAAACAATACAGTTTTTGGGTGAAATCAATCAGTTAATCATTAAATTGGAAGGTTAAACATGGCTGTTAATAAATTTATTGGCATTGGCAATTTGGGCAAAGAACCCGAAATGCGCTTTATGCCCGATGGAAAAGCGGTTTGCAATTTCAGCATTGCAATCAGCGAAAAGTACAAAGACAAATCCGGCGAGGCTAAAGAAGTTACCGAATGGGTCAACGTAGCATTGTTTGGCAAGTTGGCTGAAATTGCTGGGGAATATCTGAAAAAAGGTTCAAAGGTTTACATTGAGGGCAAAATGAAAACCGAAAAATATTCCAAGGATGGGGTTGACCGTTACACCACCAAAATTATTGGTGAAAAAATGGAAATGTTGTCCAGCAAAGGCGAAGAAAGCAAGCCAAAAGCCGCGCCTGTGGAAGAATTTGAGGACAGCGAAATCCCGTTCTGATTAGAATGAGGCGTAGTTGCCATTTGGGGGACATCGCAAGGTGTTCCCCTTTTTTTCCCCGTAAAACGTCATGTACCCCCAATGCGCACCCGCATTACCAGTTTTAAAAAAGTTCGTTGTATTTTTGCAGAAACACAAAATAATTGTAATACATTGGCTCTTTTTGATATAATACATATACGGCAACAACAAAAGCCGTAAATTTTTAAACATTTAAAAAGGACGTAATCATGCAAAAAAAATACAAATTAGACGTAGCAAATCACGTGGACGTAGACGGATGGCACGAAGATGAAATTACATACGTTTTAAATCTTCCCTATGGTTATCGCTTTTCAGATGACATTGTGCATGTACGTGGTTTTGACACAATGATTGAATTGCGTATGTCAGCCAAAAATGATGTGGTTCCTTGCAAATGCACATCTTGCGTAAATCGTAAATAAACCCACGGGGGCGAAAGCCCCCATTTGTAAACATTTAAAAGGAAGCAATCATGAAATTTATTAAACAACTTGCCACATGGGTATTACAAGCGTTGGTTGGTTTGGCGTTTGTATTGGGTGGCGCAATGTTCCTTGTGGAATACATGTCCGGATGTGGTGAAAATTACATCGACTCCAAAGGCGTTAGCCACCCCAATCAATGTATGTTTATCAATCGTTAATCATTTAAAAGGAACTTAATCATGGCACACGAACTTACTATCCGCGCAAATGGCTACACCGAAATGGCTTTTGTTGGCGAAACCCCATGGCATGGCTTGGGTCAGGAACTTGACCAAAACGCAAGCATTGAACAATGGCGCGTAGCCGCTGGCATGGATTGGGATATTAAATCTGCACCCGCACGTTTTATCCCTGAAGGCACGTATGGCGAAGTCCATCGCGTACCCAAGCAAAACGTTTTGTATCGCAGTGACAATAACGAACCATTGTCAATTGTGTCCGACCGTTATCAGGTTGTCCAACCCGCAGAGGTATTGGAATTTTTCCGTGATTTGGTTGAACAATCGGGTTTCCGTTTGCATACAGCCGGCACATTGTTCGGTGGCAAGCGTTTGTGGGCATTGGCAGAAACTGGCAAATTTGGGGAAGTTGCCCAAGGCGATGGCATTGGCGGTTTCTTATTGTTGTCCACATCGGCAGATAAATCACTGGCAACCACAGCGCGGTTTACAAGCGTTCGTGTAGTGTGTAACAACACTTTGTCTTTATCATTGCAAGACAGCGCACATAGCGTGTCCTTTACGCATGCACGCAAGTTTGACCATGAGTTAATGAAGTCCAAATTAGGCGTTGCCGTATCATCGTTTGATGCATTTATGGAAATGGCTAAACATTTGGAACGTCAACGTATTACAGCCGCACAAGCCGATAATTTCGTTAAACGCATATTGTTTACTGCCGACCAATTAAGCAATCCCGATTTAAATTTGTAGAAAAATCGTCCGTATAACAAAATTTTGGCATTGTTTAACGGCGAAGCCAAAGGCGCGGAATTGGTTGGTGACAGCAAATGGGCCTTGCTGAATTCCGTAACCGAATATTTTGACCACCACCACCCGTCGCGTACAGATGATGCACGCTTAAACAACGCATGGTTTGGCAATGGCGACACGATAAAAAATCGTGCTGTTGCTGTATTAACGTCTTGACAGATATTAGATATTTGTTATCATACCCTCATCTAATACATGGGGGTTTTTTATGGCAAACGCGGCATCCAAAGTGCGTAGCATTTTTAAATCAGCGGACAATGCGTTGACATTAACAGACATACGCCATGCGTTGCCTGAATTGAAATCCAGTCAAATTTCAATGTCATTGTGTTATTTAATGCGTCAACGTTACGTAACACGCGAACCAATTAAAAATGAACAAGCGCGTGGACGTAAAACAGTTTGGCTGTACACGTATCACCAACAAAAATTGCCAATTGTTCATACAATCGTATGACAACAGAACCAATCGCCAAAATATGTAGGGATTGCGCTTATGCACAAACAAAGCAACATCATGGCGGTTATGCGTTTACATGTTTTGATTGCCGACAGCGTTTGTTGTTGGACGAGCCGTGTAAATTAATGCGGGAAACGTTGGCTAATATGCTGAGAAAATGGGGCGATGTACCCAATTGGAAAGTTGAACCAAATTGTGGTTGCATGAAATCTTGCAAGCGCAGACAATATCAAAAAAGGTAAATTTATGCCAATTAGCAAACAACCGGACGGATGGTATTGGGGTAGCAAAGGACCTTTTGACACTAAGCAAAAGGCTATACAAGTGGGTCAAGCGGCGCACGCATCGGGTTTTAAGGAAGCAGAAATGGATAACAAAGCAATTGGCACATTTGTTAGCACGTTGTTACATTCAGCAACAATTACACATTTGATGCATTTCAAAAGCAAATCGTATAGCGAACATGTTGCATTGGCGGCGTATTATGATGAAATACCCGAATTGGTTGATGGGTTGGTGGAATCCATCCAAGGTGCATACGAAACCATTATTGAACCTTACCCGTCCATGTTTGGAACCGGTGACGCTGGCGCATTGCCATACATGGTTAGCCTACGCAATTACGTGCGCGATTACCGCGAACAAATGCCACAGGACAGCGAAATCCAAAACGAAATCGACAGCATTGCTACATTGTTAAACCAAACTGTTTACAAATTAAAATTCTTGAAATAACACTATGAAACAAGACAATACAAAACTTGCAATCAAATACAAAAAAACAGCCGATTTAACCCCATACGCCAAAAACTCGCGCACGCATAGCGATACGCAAATTGCGCAATTGGTGGCAAGCCTACAAGAATTTGGCTTTACCAATCCCATTTTGTTGGATGGTGCAAATGGCATTATTGCTGGACATGGGCGTTTAAAAGCCGCGCAACAATTGGGCTATGAAACAGTGCCCACCATTGAATTGGGCAATATGACGGATGAACAACGCCGCGCATACATTATTGCTGACAACAAACTAGCTCTTAATTCGGGATGGGATGACGAGTTGCTTAAAATAGAACTTGAGCAATTAAAAGAATTAGATTTTGATTTG